TTCCTTTAATGATGCTTCCAATTTTTTCATCTCCGGCTCCGTAAATGAGTGCATAGATGAAAGTTTTTGCCTCATCTCTTGATTTAAGTCCAGCAAACTGTTGGTTAGCTGTGTGAATGTCTCCGTTGATAATTTCATTTACATATTCCTCGTCAGCCATATAGTGTGCTAACATTCTTAGTTCTAAACCACTTGCATCTATACCTACAAGCTTGTAACCTTTTGGTACTATCCAACATGACCTACATTCTTTACCATAAGGACTGTAAACAGCAGGTACTTGAGCCATGTTAGGATTTCTATGAGCCATACGACCAGTTATAGCACCAGTACATATAACAGAACCGTGTACTCTATTGTCTTTTTCTACAGCTTCTATCCATGAGTGTACTTGAGCTAGTCTTTTCTGATATAAAAGAAAGTCTGCGATAAGTTGTGCTTCTTTTATGTGAGAAATCTTTTTAAGAGTATTCTCATCTACAATAGCTTGTCCTGTTGGTGTAAATTTATTAGGCTTCCAACCAAGCTCTTGTAATCTTTGTCCGATTTGTTTTCTAGAACCTAGATTAAACTCTTGTAAAGTCTTACGCATGAAAGGTTTTTGTTCAAGCGTACCATCTATTATATCAGAGTACTCTTGTTCTGTCAATCCCTGTTTAGAAAGTTTACCATCTTTTTTTAATTTAGGTTTAACCATTTTGTCATCTATCCAAATTGGTTTAAATGTTTCGTGTACTTTATCTTCTGTTTCTTTTAATTTAGATGATAGTTCTGATGTCAAAAGCATTGCTTCCTTCTCATCAAATAAAAATCCATTTTGTTTTTGTTGTTCTAAAATATATGTAACTTTATGTTCTAAATTTATACATTCTTTTGAAAAACCAATAGATTCTTTTCTTAAATAATTAAATAATTTATAATTTATTTCAACATCTCTTTCACAATATGATAACATTTCTTTTGTAAATGCTGACCATTCAGGAGAATCTTTCTTAGGTAACCCAAGTTTATAACCCCACTTAGCTATACTATGACCACCTTCTCTTGTAGGATTCAGTAGTCTAGATAGCACAAGTGTATCAACAACTTTATCAGCATTGTATAAATCTATGCCGGTAAGTTTTTTAATTACAGGTATATCATAACCTAATATGTTGTGACCTATAAGCCTATCTGCTTTTTGTAAAAATTCTATACCTTCTTGTAAAGTATCTTCGTAGAAATGATAGAACTTTCCATGCTCATCTTGAGCTACAAGACACCATATAACTGAAGGATTTAATCCGTCTGTTTCAATATCAAATACTAATTGCATATGTTTCTCCTAAAAAGGTATGACATCTTCTTCTTTAGAGTTAAGTATTTCTAAGTCCTCATACTCTGACAGTCTACCTGTTTCTTTATCGTATACTAATGAACAAGCCATACCTACATCACCTGTATATCTTGATTTAAGGATACGTAATTTTGTTGTTCGTGATTCTAAATCATCATCTGATTGTTGATTTCTTTCAAGAGCTATAACAGAATCAGAAAGTTGTGCAATACTATTTGAACCACGTAGATGTGATAAGCTTACACTAATACCATTCTCATGTCCTTTGTTGCCTTCGATTCTACGTAAGTGTGATACAAGTATTATACCTGCACCTGTTTCTTCTACCATGCTACGTAGTCTGTGCATAATACTGTCAATAGCTTTACGTTCATCACCATCCAACATAGAACTTACAAGCATGTGTAAGTGGTCTACTACTACCCATTTACAATCACAACCAACAATCAAGTATCTAAGCTTTGCAAAAATAGCATCAATATCATTGGCTCCAAAGTGGGCATGTATAAATACTCTATCGTTGCCAAACACTTTATCAAACATGTGTATTAATTTAGACTCTCCATATTCATCACGTACACTATCAATAAATAGTTTGTCACTTGCTTCGATAGAAAGTATACCATCAACTGTACGTTTCCAATCCTCTTCAAGTGCTATGATACCCACGTTATCATCTGTCTGATTGATAAGCCAATGCTCAAGCTCTCTTGTGATACTAGACTTACCGAGTCCTGTTCCACCTGTAAGTGTTACAAGCTCACCTGCTCTAAGACCTAAGAGCTTCTTGTTAAGACCTTCCCAAGGATAAGGTACGCTTTGTTTACGTTCTCTGTTTAAGAAATCATTTTGTTTCTCTGATACCCTGATGATACCACTAGGTGTATAAACCTGTGCATCCCACCAAGCTCTTGTAAAGTCTTGATGTTTGCCTTTATTAAGCATATCGTTGGGGTCTTTGTAGCCATTAGGAAGCGTAACAATCTTTGCTTTTCCGGGCTTGATAATACTAGCTACCTGTTGAGAAGCTTCAATACCTGCTTTGTCTTTGTCAAAACATATCACAACATTGTCAAAGCTTTCAACATACTCAAGGCTTTCTTTTACGTCTTTAACTGCTGAAGCAGCACCACGTTTAATGGATACTACAGCCCACTTAGAGCCTAGAAGCTCATAAGTAGCCATAGCATCACACTCTCCTTCCACTATCGTAAGATACTTTCCTCCTTCCTTGAATAAGTTTTGTCCAAAAAGTCCAGAGTCTTGAATAGTACCCTCGAACTTAAAGTTTTTATCTCTAATATATCTAATCTTTGTAGCACATTGCTCATGATTAATATAAAAAGGATATAGATGTTGTGCCAACTGACCATTAGAATCATATACAACTTTAACACCATACTTTTCTGCTGTTTCTTTGGAGATATTTCTATCTGTAAGCTTTGCAAAGATACCTCCATGAACATTTACATGTGGTTTAGGTGTTGGTTGTTTAATATAGTTTGTCATTGGCGTTACTTTTCCCTCATAGTTTGCATAAAATTTGTCACAACTAAAACATTTTGCAGACCCATCTGCGTTTACAGATACTGCATCTTTACTACCACATTCGTGACAAGGAACGTGATACTTTACGAATTTACTTTGTTCTTGCATATAATTACCCTCGTTTTAAATAAGAAAGCCACCCTGTTTTACGAGAGTGGCTTCAGTTTGGAGATACCTATGTTGATTATTCTTCTTCAGTCGAAGCTTCCTCATCAACACTTTCTTCTTCAACCTCTACCACAGCTTCAGGACAATCTTTTAAGAGGGTTTCAAGATTGTTTCTGTGTGCCTGACTGGCAAAGTTTAAAGCTTCTAAATGAACTTCCAATGTGCCTACTTTATTGATAGTAATACGAGCATTGTTTTGCAGTTGTTCATTTTTAATATTATTTACATCATAGTTTACGATGCCTTCATCATTCTTAATACTTATAATCATATTAAAATTCCTCCCCATCTCCAAATGGGTCTAATTCAGCACCGTCTTGAGTCTTTAGTGCTACTAAATCAATTACCTGCATAGCTTGAAAATCCAAACCTTTGAACTGACCATATTTATTATCGGTTTCCCACTCGTTGTATTGAACTTTAACAGTAGAACCATTACCTACAACATCATCCATAGGTTGTTTGTTCTTATCAAAAAGTTTAGGTGCGTTTCTGACCATGCCATTCGGACCATTTACTTTTCTCTTTATTGTTAAGGCTCTACCAACAGAGGTTTCACCACCACTCTCATCCTTAATGGATAAGTCTTTTACTCTAAAGCCACGAGCTTCAAAGTCATTTGCAACATCATCATTCACTACTAAATCAACTGTATACACAGGCTCAAATGTAGTGTTTGGTGTAGTTACTGAAGCCCAGTAGGCTTTTCCTTCTAATACTGCCATATTATTCCTCCTTTGGATTGGCGTTTAATTGGGTGTATTATACCCTAAGTTGTCATTGATGTCAAGCATTATATCTTCCATTGTATAAATACTTTCATCACAAAGTTTTACATAATAATATTCATTCTTTTTCCAACAAACTTCATAAGCTATTTTGTTTTCATAAAGCTCTTTATTATTATCATGAATCCAAGACTCAAACTCTCGGTACTCATCTTTGTTTAATTTTTTATATCCTTCATACATATTATAGTCTCCACCATGTTGGTTGTTCTCTGTTCTTGTTCCATTGTGCATAATGTTTTTCATGTATTACATAATTCCTGTATGCTTTGATAGGGTCACTATCTTTGTATACATCTGGCATAGCCTGTGCAAGTGGTGTCATGCTTGTATGTGTAATGTTATCAGGCATCTTACTTAAAGGCTCTTCAAGTTTTATAATACTTGCATGAGTCTTACCATACCTGT